AATCATGATGAAAGGTATGGGATTGTTGTCTTCCCTCATGGGAAGAAAGATGGGCAAGATGAACGGCGAGGACGGCAAAGAGTCCAGCGTTTCCATCACCATCGAAAAGGAAATGGAAAAGCCTGATGAAATGATGGGCGGTGGCATGCCAAAGTACGCCAAAGGCGGACGCATTGACGGCTGCGCCATCAAGGGCAAGACCAAGGGCACCTACCGGTAATGGCTACCAGCGGCACAGCGACGTTTAATCCGGACTTCGCCGAGATCGTCGAAGAGGCGTATGAGCGTGCCGGTCTGGAATTGCGTACAGGCTATGACCTGAGAACTGCCCGTCGATCCATGAACTTCATGGCTCAGGAATGGCAGAACCGGGGTATCAACCTTTGGACTGTGGCGACGGGAACCCAGTCTCTGACTCCGGGCGTGTACACCTACACGATGCCATCCGACACCATCGATCTGATTGAGCATCAGTTGCGTATCTATGATGGCAACCAGACGATGCAGGCTGACTACAGCATGGCCCGTATCTCGGTCTCCGACTACGCCATGCTCAACAACAAGTTGACCCAAGGCCGTCCGCTTCAGATCTATGTGGATCGTCAGCGAGACGCACCGATTATCTATTTGTGGCCGGTTCCCGATAACGTCCAGCAGTACACGCTGGCCTATTGGTACATCAGGCGTATTCAGGACGTGGGTTCCGGTGGAACCAATACCATGGATGTGCCAGCCCGATTCCTTCCACCATTAGTGGCAGGATTGGCCTACTACATCGCCATGAAGAAACCCGAAGCAGCGGATCGTATTCCGTTGCTGAAGTCTGAGTACGAAGCGCAATTTGAATTGGCAGCGGGTGAGGATCGCGACAAAGCGGCTTCCCGATTCTTGCCATTCATTGCCAGCGTCACCAACGGGGGAGGATAGCGGTGACACAGCCTTTTGCATCTGGCAAACATGCGATTGGCTTCTGTGACATGTGCGGTTTTCAGTTTAAACTGCACCAGTTAAGGAAGGAAATCTACGATCAGATTTGGACTGGAAATCTAGTCTGTGATGAATGTTTGGACGTGGATCAACCCCAACTCCAGTTGGGCAAGATTCCGATGGATGATCCTCAGGCTTTGAAGAATGCAAGACCTGACCAGTCATTGATTGCAAGCCGGGACATCCAGTGGGGATGGAATCCGGTTGGCGGAGCGCAGGCGTATGATGACCCACTAACCCCCAACTACTTGGTTGCGGCTGGGGCTGTGGGAACCGTGACGGTCGCTACGAGTTAGTTTAAACATGAATTACTCACAACTCTCTACGCTGATTCAGGATTACTGCCAATCGACGGAAACGTCGTTCGTGGCCAATATCCCGAACTTCGTCCAGTTAGCCGAAGAGCGGATCTACAACTCGGTTCAGATCCCGGCTCTCCGCAAAACTTCCACTGCTTCAGCGGTAATCGGCAATCAATACATGTCGCTGCCATCCGATTGGCTGGCGACATTCTCGTTAGCGGCGATCAACCCATCGACTGGCGTTTACACGTTCCTTCTGAACAAGGACGTAAACTTCATGCGTGAGTGTTTCACCACCGCAACGACCTCGGGTGCGCCTGCGTATTACGCCGTTTGGGATAACGACACCATGTTGTTGGGTCCAACCCCAGACCTCGCGTACACCTTGGAACTGAACTATTACTACTACCCAGTATCCATCGTGGATGCGGGAACATCGTGGCTCGGCACTAACTTTGAGACAGTCCTCCTCTACGGATCACTCCGTGAGGCTTACACCTATCTCAAGGGCGAAGGCGACATGATTGCCAACTACGAGCAGAAGTACCAAGAAGCACTGGCTCAGATTGATCGCCTTGGCGATGGTTTGGATCGTCAGGATGCGTATCGTTCAGGCCAAGTTAGATTGCCGGTGAGGACATGAGTTTTAGTGCTACATCTGAATTAGGGCAGGTGTTTGTTCAAACGACTGATCATCGTGGACACACCGTGGAAGAGATTGCAGAACGTGCGGCTAACCGCATCCTCAGTGTTGACTCCAAGGAAGCACTGCAGCATTGGCTAGTGAAGTATCTCACCGAGGCTCAAAAGGCTGAACGTGAGTCGATCTGTAAGAAACTGAATCAAAAAGGCTATGCGGAAATCGCACACTTAATTGGAGACCTCTAATGGCTATATCTCAAGCAATGGTGACTTCGTTCAAGGTTGAAATCCTTGACGGTATTCACGCTTTCGGTTCCGCCGTCATTCGCGCTAGTGCCGCTCCGGACGTGTTCATGCTGGCGTTGTACACCTCGTCTGCCACTCTAGATGCTACAACCACGGCATATACCGTTACGGATGAAGTGTCTTCGTCTGGCACGAACTACCCAACTGGCGGGTTGACACTGACAGTGTCGCAGGCTCCGACATCCACCAGCACGACCGCATGGTTGGACTTCGATGATCTGACGTTCCCGTCGGCAACGCTTACTGCTCGTGGCGCTTTGATCTACAACCTGACTCAAAGCAACAAGGCGGTGGCTGTTCTGGACTTCGGTTCGGATAAGACTTCGACCGCTGGTAACTTCACGATCCAGTTCCCGACACCAAACTCTACGTCCGCGATTCTCCGTATTGCCTAAGAGGGTGTTTAAATGGCCCTCGTACTTGCTGATCGCGTCCTAGAAACCACTACTACCTCAGGTAGTGGAACCATTTCGCTTGCCGGTGCGAGTGTCGGATATCAAGGCTTTTCGACAGGCGTTGGTGATGGGAACCAAACTTATTACACCATAGCCCTAGAAGGCGGCGCTGAGTGGGAAGTTGGTATTGGAACCTACACCTCGGTAGGTGACACGCTTTCTCGTGATACGGTCCTAGCCTCTAGCGATAGCGGAAATAAGGTCACGTTCTCCGCAGGCGTTAAGCAGGTCTTCGTTACCTACCCTGCTGGCAAGTCGGTCTTCTTCACGCAGTCCGGAACGATCAGTGCGAACTCAGGCACGATTACGGATGTTGCAACTCCCACTGTTGCTGGCGATGCAGTCAATAAGCAGTACGTTGATGATCTCGTAGCCAGTGGTATTACTTATCACACTCCGGTTAAGTACGAAGTTCCTGACTCCACAGGCAATCTCGTCGCAACGTATAACCAGCCGGGTGGTCCCGGTGACGGTGTTGGCGCAACTCTCACTAATGCGGGAACGCTGGGCGCGTTTGTTCCAGATGGTACAACTGCCACGATCAGTGACCGTATCCTGATCTACAACCAGACGAATGCGTTTGAGAACGGCGTTTATACGGTCACTACGGTTGGCGATGGATCAACGTCGTGGGTGCTGACCCGTGCTACGGATGCGGATACTTACGCTCTTAAAGACCCGAACGGGTTAGGTGAAGGCGATGCATTCTTCATCACTTCAGGTAACACCGGAGCCGGTGAGACTTACGTCTGCAACACGACGGGAACGATTGTCTTTGGCACGACTGGGATCAACTTTGTTCAAGTCTCAGCCACGCAGATTTATGCTGGTGGTAACGGGATCGACATTACCGGTCCTACTATCTCTCTTCAAACGCCCGTCACGGTCCCAAACGGCGGTACTGGACTCACAACTGCCCCAACTGACGGCCAACTGCTGACAGGTAACGGCACGGGCTACAGTTTAAATACGCTCAACGCTGGTACTGGAATTAGCGTTGCCAACGCGCCGGGTTCAATCACCATTACGAACTCTGCCCCGGATCAGGTTGTCGATATAACGGCAGGGACCGGAATCACAGTTGGTGGTGGGTATCCTAGTTTTACGATTTCTTCGACGGCTGGTGTAGATGGTCCGATCCTAGAATCGGAAATTACGATCAGCGAAAACTACACCATCAGCACTGGCAAGAATGGTTTGAGTGTTGGACCTGTCACCATTGCGTCTGGCTACAACGTCACCGTTCCTGCCGGTCAGACTTGGGTAGTTTTGAATCAAGCGTCTGGCAGCGGTGCCGGTACGATAGCAACAGTTGGAAAGGCAATCGCAATGTCGATTGTGTTCGGAGGTTGATGAGATGGCGAATCCAAACATTGTCAGCGTTTCCGCAATCTACGGGAACAATTCACTGACATCACTATCTACCACGAACGCAACGGCTATCGTGAACAACGCCGCATCTAGCGGAAAAGTCTTTAAGATCAATAGCATCATTGTGGCGAACGTGGATGGTGCTTCTGCCGCTGATATCACGATCAATGTCTACAGTGAGGACGATCTAGGGGGCACGGCTTACGCGCTGGCTTCCACAGTATCTGTACCTGCTGATGCGACGCTGGTAGTGATCGACAAGAACACTTCGATCTACTTGAAGGAAGACCAATCTATCGGTGCTACGGCTGTAACGGCCAGTGATCTTGTTGTCATCGCTTCTTGGGAAGAGATCAACTAATGACCCTGCGATATACAGGCGGAGTCATACAAGCGGCTGCGCCTACAGTTAACTCAAGTTCTGCGAAGGGAGTTTGGCTTTTAAGTCAGGCTTTGCCTTATCGCGCTGCCGGAACGTG